TGATGAGATGACAAAGGGTAAGAATTCATTTCCCATATCTCCGCAACATGCAGGAGCATACAACGTATGAGTAATACAGATGCTAATAAGATTTTTAAGAAGTTGTACGGACGGACTTATGATCAACTGAAGTTTGCTGGAAAAAACACTAAAAAGCATGATGAAGATTTCACAACTGCCCAGCGAATTGTAAAGAAGTCAAAGAGTCTTACTGACGTTATGAAAGCTGGCCCTAAAAAGAAGTAAGGTGATCTGATGGCTAATGGATATATACATGGTAAGGCTGACTTCTCTTGGTGGATGACTCAGATTCGCATGGGTATTCAGTATCGCAAGAAAACTGCACATGAGTCTAAGTGGCAAGCTTGGAGACAGTACTATCGTGGAGATTGGAATGATAATACACTTCCATCTAATGTAGTTTTTCGCATGTTACGTGCTACTGTTCCAAGGGTATACTTTCGTAATCCAAATGTTAGTATTGTATCTCGTAGATCAGGTCCTGATGGATTAGCAAGGGCTCGCATTCTTGAGCGTGTTGATAATAATCTACTGCGTCGCATGAAGATTAAGAATCATCTTAAGGGAATGGTTCAAGATACATTTATGTTCGGTACTGGAGTTGGTAAGTTAGGTTATGGTTCTGAGTACTCACCAACACCAGAAGTTATAACTACTGAAGACCCTACAGAGAAAGGAAAGGGTGATTACAATATTGAGTATAACTCATTAGTTATTCCTAATATGCCTTGGTTTATGCGAGTACCTACAGGATCATTTATAGTTCCTGCAAACTGTATTGATCGTGAGTCAGCTCGTTGGATGGCTCACTGGGTACGACGTCCGTACGAAGATGTCGTTAATGATCCAAGATTAAAGCATGTTCGAGGGTTAAGTCCAACGTCTTCAACTAATTCTGATCTGGGTATTGTTCATAGCAGAAAGGAAGGTGAAGAACACATGGTCGATCTTATCGAAATTCGTGATAAGAAGGCTAGACAAGTAATAGTAATTGCTCCATACCTTAGTGATAAAATATTATTCCAAGGTGATGATGAATTGCAGATTGCTGGTGATATTCCATTTTTTACATCTGTCTATAATCCAGATGATGAGCATTTTTGGGGTATTGCTGATATGAAGATCATAGAACCTCAACAGTTAGAACTGAATGAGATTAACACCTCAATAATGTATCATCGTAGAATGTCTATTGTTAAGATACTAATACAAGAAGGTGGAATGACTGAACCTGAGGCTGCTAAACTTATCAGTGAGGACCCACACGCAGTTATATTTACAAAGGAGAATCCTGAGCTAGCTGTTAAGATTATGCAGGCTAGTCAGATACCACAAGATTTATTTACAGCAAAAGAGAACATATTTGCTGATATTAGAGAGAATCTAGGTTTCAGTCGTAATGAATCTGGTGAGTATCAGGGTGGGTCTAGAAAGCCTACAGCTACTGAAGTTGGTGTTGTTAAGAATGCTTCTGATATACGAGTTAACGAGCGCCGAGATGTAATGGCTGATGTATTAGTTGATGTAGTTAGTTCTATGCACCAAATAGTATTTGAGCATTGGGGTGAGGAACAAATCATTGATGTAGCTGGTCCTGACGGTGCTCCAGTTTGGGTGCGTTTTAAGGGTGAAATGCTTAAGAGTGGCTCATATGAAGTTAGCGTTGATCCTGATACTGGATTGCCAGACACTCGTGAGTCTCGCAGATTAAATGCTGTTGAGGAGTATAATCTACTCAAGGATAATCCTTTAATTGATCCTGAGAAACTTACAAGATTCCTACTTAATGAGATGGGTGATACAGCTTATGATTCTATGTTAAAGACTGCTAATCCTATGGCACCTGGTGGCCAGCAGAATCCTATTGATTTTCAGGACTATCAAAAACAAATGGCAGGAGGTGGGTAGTGATGGCTACATATACACAATGTCCAAAGTGTTATAAATTAACATTAAGAGAAGAGAATAATTGTGATACTTGCGGGCATGAGTTACATATTCAAATAGAACCGCAACCAGGTATTGTATTTTTTCCTACTGGATATTGGGAACATTTAGCGTCTGAACCTATTAAGATCAAAAGTCGTCAACAGTTAAAAGATGTATGTGCTGAGCATGGTGTTAGGGCTAATATATTAGATTAGTGTAATTCAATAATTGAATTTTAGGAGGGTATATAATGTCACTTGCTGATATGGTTAAAGCGAAAATATCTGGAGATGAGAAATCATCACCGAGACCTAAAGAAGGTGAGTCAAAGAACTCAATTATTATGGTAGAGTTTGATGAAGATGGCGGCGGAGGTATGAGAGTTGTTATTAAGAATTGGGAAAACTTGAGAGCTGCCCATATTCAAAGATTGGAAAGGGCTGTTAATCGTGAACTACATGGTTTGCGTCTTACTGAGATGCGAGCACACGATAAGGCCAAACGAGAGGCTGCTGCTGCAGAGAAGACCGAAGAAAATGTTGCTTAATTAAGGAGATAATTATGTTACTATTTAATCTGTATAAACGAAAGATGGAAGAGAGTGATGTGCCAGGCGGCGCTGGTGAGGGTAATCCTCCAGCTACTGGTGTTGATCCAGCACAGTTTGAGGCGCTAGTAAAGACTGTTGGTACACTAGCTCAAGGCATGGGTAGTGTTCAGGCCGGACTGACAGCTTTAAGTGATATGGAATCTCGTCGACAGACTCCTGCAGATGATGACGATGAAGAAGAAGAAGATCTTGGTGACTTAGAAACTATGTCACGTGCTGATCTTGTTTCCACCATCCTGAAAACTGTTGAAAAAGGCATTTATAAGAAACTGTCTGCTGTCAGCGAGAAAATTGAAGGTCTGGGTAATGATCTGGAATCTCGTGATATTAAATCTGAAGTTAATACATTGGCATCAGATAATAAAGATTTCTGGGATTGGAAAGAAGAAATTCGTTCTATTGCGGCTGAAACTCCTGGAATAAGTGTTGCCAGAGCATACAAACTGGCCAGGACTGAAAATCCTGAAAAAGCAAAGAAACTGGACGAAAAGTATGAACCTAAAGAGGAGGATAAAAAGAAGACTGGTTTTGGCGGATTAACACCTACGTCCAGTAGGACCGGTGAAACAACAAAGATGGACAAGACTTCAGCTGCTGAAGCTGCATGGTTAGATACCATGGGTGAATTAGATGAAGCCCTTGTTGGTGAAGGTAATTAATTGAGGATAGTATTATGACAATACGTACTTTGTCTGAATCTCTTGATAACCTGTATACCACTACTTGGCAAAACATGAAGGATACGGTTCGTGACCAAATCTTTGATGCTTCCCCTTTCTGGTTTTGGCTGAAAGACAAGGGAAAGATGCGCACAGTTAGTGGTGGCAGGTATATCACTGAGCCGTTACAATATGATAAGAATGATAATGTCGTCTGGTTAGGTAAGGGCGGCACTGTCACTCTAGCTGATTACGAGTTCCTGACTACTGCAAAGTATGACTGGAAGTATCTCGTAGCGCCGATAGTTCGCTTTGGTGTTGACGATCAGCAGAACCGTGGTAAAAATCAGATCATAAGTCTGATGAATAGCAAGATGGAAAACACTCAGAATTCATTGGTATCTGAGCTGGAAACTGCCCTTGCTGCCGCTGGTTCTGGCTTAGAAATCAATGGCCTCCAGACTCTGGTTGCCGATGATCCTACTGCCAGCGTTGAGGTTGGTGAGATTAATCAGAATACATATTCATGGTGGAGAAATAAGTCTACCAATATGACTGGTGAGTCTTTCGCAACCTATGGTGTTAATCGTATGAGGACTCTCCTCAATAATACGATGAACAACTTGAAGATGGATGCCCCTGACATTATTGTTACAGGTCAGACTCCATATGAATACTATGAAGATAATGTTCTGGATCACTACCGTGTTACCAACAACAAGTTGGCTGACATGGGATTCCAGAATCAGACCTTCAAAGGTATGCCTATGATCTGGTCTCCATCCATTGCTAACACTCGTATGTATTTTCTGAATACAAACTTTATCAACTTCGTATATGATCCTGCGATGTACTTTGATATGACAGAGTGGAAGCCTATTCCTGACCAGGTTAATGATCGTGCTGCGCAGATTATCACTGCTGGTGCTTTCACTACTAGCCGTCGTCGCTGTCAGGGCGTCATCTACAACATTGACACAGCCTAGGAGGTGATATTATGTCTGGTGTAAAGAGGATTTTTGCTACTCAGTTGACAGATACTAGCCTCTCAGATAAGGAAGGTGTCGGTACTTTACGTTGGGAAGGCAATAAGTGTTATAAGTGGGTTCTGTATGATGATGGTACAGCAAATCTGGATATCGTAGCTGGTGATTTTCTGAATTACCTTGCTGCAACTGGATATGAGCTAGCTACTGTTGTTGCAGATACTGCTGATGCTGATGCTACAACTCCATTTGGTGCTGGCGTAGCTATGACTACTGTTACTGTAACAGGTACTTATATGTGGATTCAAGTTAAGGGTTCTGCAACCCTGAGTATTGATCCTACTGGTACTCCTGGTGACAGTAACGCATTGGTTCCTTCTGCTACTGATAAGGCTATGGCTATCGCTACAGCAAGTGATGTTGAGCATATCTGTGGTCACACAATCGACGATAGTGCGAAACTTGTCTATCTTGATTGCCCATATTAAGGGGGTGACTCATGGCTGCTTATGCTGCAACGGTAACTTTGGATTCACCTACAGTTAAGAAATTAGGTGTAGGTGTTGGACTTTTAACAGGTACTATTGATGTTACTAACTACAATACAACGTTAGTTGAGATTTCAGAGATCACTGGCAGATTCAAGGACGTATTAACCGTTCTGGTTAGCCCTGTTTCTGACAACCTCTTCTTAGCTGCTTGGAGTGTTGCTGGTAATGCAGTAGAATTCTTCGCTGATGAAGACCCTGCAGGTGCTGCTGCTGCTTTTACAGAGTTGGCTGATGACACTGATGCAGGTGCTGTAAAGTTCATTGCGATTGGCTATATCTAAAGGAGGTTGGGAAGCCCCTTCTTCGGAGGGGGCTACCATTACATTATGGGAATACTAACTTTAACAGAATTGAAGGCTGAGTTACGAGCCAATCTTGGTAATCGTACTGACCTTAATGATAGACTGACTACTATTCTAAATCTGTGTCAGATAAGAATTGCTCGCCCGCGTGCTTGGGCTGAGTTTGATAGCCGACAAGAGGCTACATTAGCATCAACTGGAGATGCCAAGGCTGATAAGTTTCTTGCCTTGCCAACGAACACTAGAAGTATATTCTCTGTACGTATGATTCTTGGTACTTCAGAGAGCCGATTACTTACTAGACGTACATATAAACAGTTTGATAAGAATATACCTGAGCCTCAGTATTATGCAAGAGGTAAACCTACTATATATACTGTATTTAAGAATTCTATGGAATTATGGAAAGTTCCAGATGATGAATATCCTATTACTATTCGTGGAACTGTATGGCCTACAGCGTTCAGTGACTCATTACTGTCAGCTACATCTGATCTAGATGAAAAAGATGATATGTTAGTGGCACTAGCTACAAGTTGGGCATTTCAATCCTTAAGACAGGGTGATGATGCTGCAAGGTGGTTTGGCATTTTTAATGCTATGTATAAGGATGCTGT